AGGATAGAAGCGTGTAGAAGACTGTTTGGGCGTGTGTGGTTCAACCAATCTACAACGCAAGCAGGTCTGGAAGCTTTGCAGTGGTATCACGAAAAACGAGATGATTTAAGAGGTATAGGTTTAGGTCCTAATCATGATTGGTCAAGCCATGGTGCTGATGCTTTTGGTTTAATGTGTTTAGTGGCCTCGCCTGAACAAATAATGCGCAGAGATAAAAAAAGATACGGCGGAAATACGGTTAATGGCGGCTGGATGAGTGTTTAAAAATGGAGTTAATATGCAAGAATATGATGAAATAGAATTATTTACTAAATTAAAAAAATGGTATCAAAACGATATAAAGCGGGTGGGAGAATGGCGCAGACAAGCGGTCGAGGATTTTGCTTTTTATAATGGCGAACAATGGAGTGAAGAAGATAAGCAAGTTTTGCGTCGTAACAAGCGTCCGCAAATGACCTTTAATAGAATAGCGCCTTTGGTGAATGCTGTAATTGGCGCAGAGATAAATAATAGTAGGCAAGTTAGATTCATACCCCGTACTGAAGGGGATGCAAAAGTAGATGAAATATTAACCGGTGTTGCTGAATGGTTTAGATATAACGCTAATGGTGAGGATGAAGAATCTGAAGCTTTCGCAGATACGGTAATTGCCGGAATGGGGTGGGTAGATACTAGATTAGATTTTAATTCTAATCCAGAGGGCGAGCCGGCTATGCAACGTTTAGATCCATTTAAAATGGTATGGGACGCTAATGCCAGTAAAAGTAATTTAAGCGACGCACAACGTTTGTGGTATGTAGATGAAAAATCTATAGAAGAAGCTCGTGAGATGTTTCCTGATACACATGAGAGCTTCTTGGATGCTGCTTGGGCTCGTGGCTGCGAACAAAGCGATGCCCATGCCAAAGATAAGGTTACTATTGTAGAGGTACGCTGGTTTGAACAAGAACCTGCATATTTTGTATATGACACAATGGAGATGTCAAATAAAATATACAATTATAGCGAAATCTTAGATTTAATAGCTATATATCCGAAAATTCAATATCATCGTTTTATGCGTCGTGTCGTAAAGAGAGCTTTTTTAGGAGCTGAATTATTGGCTATGCCAGATTCTCCTATAACGCCTAATAATCAATTAGGGTGGGAATGTATAACAGGTTATTATAATAGAACTTCGCGACTATTTTATGGCTTAGTAAATCCTACTAAAGATCCTCAGCGTTGGGCTAATAAATTTTTTAGTCAGGTTATGCATTTACTTAACAGCCAGGCAAAAGGGGGTTTATTAGCAGAGCGGGGGGCTTTTGATGATGACCATCAGGCAGAAGAAAGCTTTGCACGAGCAGATCAAATAACTTGGCTGCGTAATGGTTCTTTATCTGGTGGGGCACCACGTATACAACCTAAACCTGTAGCTAGCTTTCCGGCTGGATTTTTTCAATTATTTGAAGAAAGTAAAGGCTCTATTATGCAGGTAACTGGATTATCTCCAGAATTTATAGGTACAAGAGAGGTAAATCAACCCGGGGTGTTGGAAACACAAAGAAGGCAGTCTAGTCTTAATTTATTAGCCTCTATTTTTAATAATTTGAAAAAATATCGCAAAAAACAAGCGCTAATAATTCTACATATAGTACAAAATTATTTAGTTGATGGCCGTTTAGTACGAATAGTTGGCGCAGAAAATCAACAATATATAAATTTAACAAAAGAAGTATGCGCTAATAATGAATATGATGTAATTGTTGATGATGCACCAACTAGTCCTAATGAAAAAGAACGTACTTTTGCTATATTGCAGCAACTTTTACCTTTAATTGGACAATATATAACACCTCAGATGGGACTAGATATTTTAAAATATACGCCGTTACCATCATCTTTGGTTGATAAATGGATAGCCGAATCTCAAACACAGTGTGAGTAAATTAATGAAAAAAAATGAGTATATGGTGCCTCTGGCAGCTTTACTAGATGAGCGTAAGAAACATAAAAAAACAAAAAATAAACTAAAGAAACTGCAAAATATTAGTTATTTCAAGCCACGGCAAAAACCTATTGAAGATATAATTGAATATATTAAAGAACTAAGTATTTCTTTACAATAAATAATAAAGTTAAAGGCATCTTTTTAGATGCCTTTAACTTTCGTGTTAGACCTAGCTGGTGGTTTAACATGTATTGAAAAACTAGCCTACGTTAAAAAGCTAGCGATAAAGCTTTTACTAACTCAAATATAATATGGAGAAAAGTATGGCTGTAACCAAATTCGGTGTTAATAGCGAATTTGCAATTAAAACTTGGTCTAAGCAATTAGCTAGTGAAATTGCAAAATCAACACCTATCGCCCCATTAATAGGAAATGATACAAATAGTATTATTCAGTTAAAAGACGAAACTAATAAATATGCAGGAGATAAAGTAACTTTTGGTTTGCGCCGCCATTTAAGTGGTGCTGGCGTAAGTGAAGGAGAAACTCTTGAAGGCCAGGAAGAGGCATTGTCGCTATATAGTGATAATGTATTTTTAAGTGAATTAGCACATGCAGTAAGAGTTAAAAATGAAGGTACGATAGATTCTCAGCGCGTAGATTTTAATCTCAGAGAAGAAGCAAATGCTGGACTTGCTGACTGGTATAGCGAAAGATTGTCGCTCAGTAGCTTTATTCACTTATGTGGCTATACTGCAAATAAATTAAATTATGAAGGTGTAGATTTAGATTTAACTAAATTGCTATATACAGCATTTAATAAGCCAATTGCGCCAAGTAAAGAACGTTTTATCATTGCAGGACAAAAAGAAAAAGAATCTAATCTTGTAGTCGCAGATAAATTTGATTTAAGCCTTGTTGATAAAGCAGTGGAATGCGCTAAACTTGCAAGCCCTAAAATACGTCCAATAAAGGTAAATGGTGAAAATGTATACGTAATGTATTTACACCCTACTCAGATCACTGCATTGCGTACAAATACAGCGGCTGGACAATGGTTAGATATTCAAAAAGCGGCATATAGCGGTTCAAGAGCACAAAATCCAATTTTTGATGGCTCTTTAGGTATGTATAATGGTGTTATATTGCGTGAAGCATACCATGTTATGCCTGGCATAAGCGACAAAAATGAAACATTACCAAATGTAAGAAGAGCGGTGCTTTTGGGAGCTCAAGCTGGCGTGATTGCTTTTGGTCGTGGTAAATCAGTAGAACGCTATGAGCTACGCGAGGAGCTTTTTGATTATGGTAGAGAATTAGGTGTTGGCGTAAAGACTATTTACGGTTTTAAAAAGACGGTATTTAACAATCAAGATTTCGCGACAATTGTGGTTTCTAGTTATGCAAGTGAAAGCTGGAAAACAGAGCCCAAAAAACCCCCAAAATCATCTAAACAGTAGATTATAGAGGAGGAGGCCGATGCTTCCTCCTTAAGAGAAAGGCATATTATGGTAGAAGAAATTATTGAAACACCACAAAATGTAGAAGAATTACAAATAAACGAAGATGCACCAGAACACCCAAATGAAGATAATGAACAGGCAGTACTGATAGACAATTTTGCAAATGAGGTGCAAGATTATAGTAAACAAGCTCCAGACTTTGCAAATGCATTTAATTATTTAATAGAATTACGTGATAAGCAATTAACGCAATATAGCTCTTTATATCCAGAGTTAAATGATACGAAAAATCGTAATCAACAGATTGAAAGTGAAGCCCTAGAAATTATAAAAATGGCAAAACAATCTGGCAGTAGTGCAGCAGATTTTATGTATAACTTAGCTAAGAATTTGGGCTATAAAACGGAAGAAGCCAAGCCTATTTTAGCTCAAGATGAAGAAGCAAAAAAAGCCGCAAAAACCTTAACAGCAAGTAATGGTGGTGTTGCTAATTCTCCTATGACCATAGAAGGTTTATCAAGTTTAAGCCAAGAAGAATTTGATGCTTGGTATTGGCGCAATAAGCAAGAGTTTAAGCGAATTATGGGAAGTTGATATGAAAACTCTAAATTTGGAAAAAAATCATTTTGAACCTCTTAGAAAAATATTACGTATAAATTTAGATGCGCAAGAGGGGCAATATGATGAGTTTATAGATATATCTATAACTAAGTCATTTGACTTTTGCCAACGTTTAGTTCCAAGAAGTATGGGTGAAATTTTGCAAAATTCGATAAATTTAAAAGAAGGAGAAGGTTGGTACGAAATTCCAAATACATATGTTAATGAAATTAAAGTAGCAAATATTAGTTTTGGTAGTGAGAAAAAATTACAGCTAAACATGCTTAGAACGTTTGATTTCTTAAATTTATCTCGGGAGCTAGGCTTCCCTAAATTTTATAGTAATTTTAACGGTAAAATAGGGGTAAATCCAATTCCTTTTGCAAATAATATGATTTTAAATCTAGTATATATAGGCTATAGCGTTGAGTATTTTTTATCGAAATGCTTTGATCTTATAGTAAGCCGGGCGCAATATGAGTTGCACAAGGACGTTACGGGCGATATCAGGTCTGCGCAACAATATTTAGCAGACTTTAAAGAACAGCTTCTTAGCCATGACTTAGAAACATCTAAACAAAATTGTGAAGGACATATAATAGCAACTACATTTTAGAAAGGGCAAAATGTGACTTTAATAAATATAGCACCCTACAGCCCGGATAATGCCACTTTAAGTGGTCAGTATAGTGCATATGTAAAAAATGTTTTAGTTGGACAGGATTCTTATATGCCTTTTCCATCTTTAGAGAAAATAAGTGAAGTACAGCCAAATAAAATATACGGTGCTATCGCTTTTACCGACCTATTTGGTAAGGTAAAATTCTTTATAGGAACAAATAAAAAACTATTAATTTTAGATGGTTATGGTTGGAAAGATGTAAGCGCTCAGGGTGTAGAATATAATGCAAGTAAGGAGGCGCCGTGGAGTTTTGCTTTATTTGGTAAATATATTATAGCTGTAAATGTAAATGATAACCCACAAATTTTTGAGGTTGGGCATAGTAATAATTTTCGTGACCTTGGCGGAAAACCACCACGGGCTGGTAAAGCCGTAGTATGGGGCGATTTTCTTTGCCTAATGGGATTACCAGATGCTCCAAACAGGGTATTTTGGAGCGGCTTAAATAACATCGAATGTTGGACACCGCAAAAAGAAAGTTGCGATTATCAAGATTTCCCAGAGGGCGGTACAGTACAAGGTAGCTCGCAAGATTCAAATCCAATAATATTTTTAGAAAATGCTATATATTATGGTCAATTTTTACCAGGGTCAGACATTATATTTAGTTTTAAAAAAATATATGGTGGTCAAGGCGCAAAATTCTCTGGCTCTATTGTTGGTAGAGGGCAAAATATATTTTATGTTGATAATAAAGGCTTTTTTCAAATTAACGGCGCAGGAGAAAATATACCTATAGGATATGGCTATATTAATAGAACAATATTTGAAAAAATGTCTGGTACTTCGGAGGCAGTTATTGCAAATATTGAAGCTGTAATAGACCCTTATGCAAATAGAGTATATTGGGCAATAGATTATGATGGCTCAGGAAAATTTACAGAGATTTTAGTATATGATTGGCAGAATGCCGTTTGGAGCCGTATTGAAATAGGTATTAGTTGGATAGTACCGATGTACAGTTTGGGCTATACATTGGAAAGTTTAGATAATATTTCAAAAGATATAAATAATTTTCCGTATTCTTTTGATGATCTTCGTTGGAAAGGTGGATATCCACTATTAGCTGCTTTTGACAAAGATGGATATTTATGCAGTTTTACCGGCAAATCTATGTCTGCTGTAATAGAAAGCCAAGAATTTAGCACAAGCGATGGTACTATGCAGCTTTTATCACGGGTAAGACCTATTATAGATAGTGATAAATTTACAGTTACCATAGGAAAAAGACAAAACTTTGATAAAGCTATACAATGGACAAAAGCTTATTCAGCTTCACCACATACTGGCAGTGTAGCAACATATATAAGAAGCAGATATTTAAGATTTAGATTAAATATTAATGAGGGCGCAAATTGGACGCATATGCGGGGATTTGATGCCATATTTTCTTCATCTGGCAAAAAATAACATAAAAGTGAAATAGATGTATAAGATATATAACACTCATAAGTGGAGCTATGAACAAATGCGCCCTTATAGTGAAGACTTAACAAAGGCAATGAAAAAGTTAGAAGCAAAATTTCCTCGAGATATAAATATAGAAGAAGTTGCTTATGAAATAGCAAAAGGACAGCAAAATTTATGGTTGATTTTAGATGAAAATCAAAAATTTTGTGCTTTTTTAACTACAGAACTTAGTAGAAATTTAAAAGGTGAAAAAAGACTAACACTTTGCCAGCTAGGAGGCAATGGCGGCGCTGGCTTAGCTGATGTTTTACCTAATATAGAGCAATATGCAAAAGAAAATAACGTGAAAGAAATATTACCTATTGGCCGTATAGGGTGGCATAAGCAGTTAAAATCTCACGGTTATAAACCATTAATTTTAAAATATAGAAAGGAACTTATCTATGGGTAGTTCAACTTTTGGAAAAGGAACTAAATCTAATAATAGCAGCTATACGCCGCCTGATTGGGCTCAACCTTTATTTAAAAAAACCGCATCAGATTTATTAAGGCTTTATAATAATGGGGAGGGGGGAAATGTTTATAAGGGGCAAAGAACTGGTGATTTGAGCGACACTACAAAAAATTCTATTAATGGTTTATTAGATACCGCTAATAGATTCAATAATGGTTATTTAAATAATTTAGTAAATCAAAAAAGCTCTTCAGAAAATAATTTAAGCGATTTAGCTTCAGGTAAATTAATAGGTAATAACACAGCCTTTAAACAAGCACTTAATAATACATTAGACGATGCCGCTACAACAGTAAACAGGCAAATGAGTGGCGCTGGGCGGTATGGTTCTGGTGCAAATAACGCTATTTTGGCAAATAAGCTTGGCAATATAGCACAAAATGCAAATGCCCAACAATATAATCAAGACGTAAATAATATGATGCATGCAAATTCGCAAATAGATTCTTCGCGAATGAATCAAATTGCAAATTGGACAAATTATTTAAATAGTAAGGGTAACGCTTATAGCAAATCTTTAAATGGGGGACAAATATTAGATAAAAACCAACAAGATAAATTAAACTCTGACAAAGACCAATGGGAAGAAAAAGATAATAAGAATTGGAACCGATTAAAAATGCTTGAGCAATTATTAAATAATACCGCAGGGCGATATGGCAACACTAATAGCACAACGCATAGCACAAATAATATGTTAGGCGGTATCGGCGGTATGTTGAGTAAATTAATAGGTAAATAGAGTTTGAAGGTTTAATAATGAGTTCGATTTATGATTGGTCGCTAGAAGCAGATAAAAACGCAAATAGCGATGAGATAATTAACTGGGAACATGGTCAGCCCCCAAGTTCAGTAAATGGTTCTGCGCGCTCAATGATGAAGCGTATAGCAGAATATATAAAAGATTTAAGCGGCACCGTACAAGCTTCAGGTGATGGCAATGAGGTTAGCGTAAATTTATTTTCAAATATAAGCAGATATCAAGATGGGGTAAGGTTTTATTTTAGACCAAATATTACTAATACTAAAGCAATGAAGCTTAGAGTTGGCGCGTTAGCTTTGCTTCCAGTTTTTCAAACTAAAGATAATGGGTTAAGTCTGCTTGATGTCGGGGCATGCCAAAAAGATGGATTGTATGAAATAATATATAGTTCTAAATTAGATAAAGATGGCGGCGGTTGGTTTATTACAAATCCAACCCGCTCTCCAAAAAATATATCTTCTATACCTCCTGGGGTTATTATTCACTATAGTGATGCCGCATACGATAAAGAAGGATGGCTTATATGCGATGGTACTAATGTTAGTAAGGCAAAATATTCTGCTTTATATAATATTATAGGTGATAAATGGGGGGCCTCTAGTAAAGGACCAGACTATTTTGCCGTACCAGATTTTCGGGGTGTTTTTTTACGTGGCTTAGATAATGGAAAAGGTTTAGATTCTAATAGAGAATTTGCTAGCTTCCAAGCTAGTGCAAATAAAGCTCATACTCATAGTGCTACATGTAATGAGGCCGGAGAACATAGCCACGATATGTTGCAAGAATCGCCTAATGACAACCCAGGCGCCGCTTATCCTAATTTTCAAAATGGCCCTTGCAAATATCTTACGCTTGAACCACCTCCTATAAAAGCAGCTGGTACGCATACACATGATATTACAATACAAAATGCTGGCGAGTCTGAAGCTAGGCCATGTAATTATAGTGTTTTATATTTAATAAAAACATAGTGAGGTTGCTATTATGAATATTTATGATTGGAGTATAAATGAGGCATTAAATGCTAATAGCGACAATGAAATAAACTGGAAAATTGGCCAGTTAGCTGGTTTTACTAATGGTTCAATGCGTAAAATGATGCAGCGCTTTATGCAATATACTAAAGATTTAGCGCCGCAACAAAGCTCGGAACTAGC